CTGGACAACACAGTTTGCTACTCCAGTTCCACCACTTGCGGCTTGTGCGATTGCTGGACCCATAAAGGTTGCATCTCCTTCCTGGAGTGCTGTACCCGTTAATTTGAATCCTGAACAGAAGTCTGCTCCAGTTCCTACACTACTTACTCCCATTGATATGGAAGAGATCTGCGATACTCCAGAAGGCACAACCAGGGAAAGTCCCGATGATGCAAACTGATTATTCATGCTTTGGAACGACGTTGTGGCACTAAGCCCTGCTTCCGTTCTTGTTACTACTATTGCCATTGTTTATGCCCTTACCTTAATTGGTCCAAGGGAAGCCAGAACTGGCGAACCCCGTGATAATGTCTTAACTGCAACCTTAGCAACCATACTTGCTATGAGCGTTTTTATGATTGCTTGTTTATTTGTTGTTGCCGCTTTTTGGATCTTGGTTAATCCTGCATTAATATTGCCTGCTAAAAATGATGTTGCAGCGGCACCTGCATCCACTTGTGTAATTAAAGCGAGAGCAGTCCCAGTTTCAATTACATTTATTCCAAATTGCCTTGGAGCTCTACGCCTTGAGGCACGTCTTCGTCTTGCGACCATGACCGCTCACTTATGAACTGTTACTTAAGTCTTAGGCATATCTTTGAATGATAATATATAATCGCATTTATGACAATCGCTAAATTGATTTCCGTTACTGGCGCCACATTCTGGACAGGTCCAGGTCTGTACTTGTTCCTTGATCTTACGCAACGCCGCATTAACAACATATGATACTTTCCTATTCTTATCTTTAGCGTGCTGTTCTAACCAGGTATAGATGTCCAGGTCTATTGTAAAGGTCTTTCCTATCTTAGCCATTATTTCGTTACCCTCTCAACCCATACCTGACAACAATCAGGACAATACATGAAAGGATCTCCTACGACATCCCTCACATAAGCTAGCTTTTTGTTACATTTTTCGCATATCACTTATCTCACCAAACCAACATAGAGAACACCCCTTATAATATTATTATTAGCTAGAAGAAGAAGAAGAAGAAGAAGAAGAAAAAGATTTCTAGAACCCTCCGTACCTAGTAAAAGTGATAATTATGTTATTATTTTGTCTACTTTAGGCCTAGTTTAGCGCTCGATTTTGGCTGGTTACTAGGGGGGTTTTGGCTCTCTGGGCCCACTAATGCCCCTAAATTACCCCTTTTAAGGAGGTAATCGGCCACGAAACCCATGATTGGGTTATCCCTGGTTATGGCTTTGATTGTACTTTGGCCTGTAGCATCATCCATTTTTTTACTGGCCGCACCCAGGGAACCAAAAAAAGAAGATTGAAAACTTTCTAACATCTCATGCATCCTGGCTTCTATCTCATCTATAACGCTTTCCAGGATCTCTATTAGTTCGTCATCGCTTTCTTTACTCTTAGCCCAGCTTACCCACTCATCTTTCGATAATCGGGCAATATATTTGCTTAGAAGGGCATAAAACACGGTCCAAGCGGCAAAGTATAGCATTAGGGAAACCGTTGTGATTTCCATTAATCCTCTGTTTCAAAAAATAGGGTTTTGATTGCGGCCAAAAGAGAAAGGGCGCTTACTATCTTCAACTGGTTATCATTCACAGACCAAGGCCTTCTTCAGCTCTGGAGACGGCTCCAGTTTCTGTGTAATACTTTTGAACCTTTTGATAATATTCCGTTTTATCAATCTTGATTAAATCAGCGTCTTGTGCCAATTTCACTAATGTAATTAAAGCGCCTAAATTCATTTTCTATAATAATCCTTGAATAAATATTTTGTTTGTACATAATCCCATAACTCATTATAGGTTATTGAAACTGAAGCTGGCCCTGTTATACCCGGAGGATTTGGAATAGCTTCACCACCCTGCCCCGTTAATGGTTTAGTAATTAAATCCAGTGCGAGTCCACCACCAAGAACAAAGTTTTTCCATATGGTTCGAGCTTCTGCTGTCAATGATCCACCTTCTTCTTCAACATAACCAAATATTACCGAAAGAACCCAAGTCAGAAAAGCAGTGCCCGAAAGTGCTGTAATTGCCGCAACTAACGTCGGTAGGGTTGTTTCATTATCCAGGAGTTTCGTCCACCGTTCCTCTCTAAAATGTTCATCATAGGCTTTCTTGGCTTTTGGTGTAACTTTTTTTATATCGCCAGAAACAGGATTATAGTAATATGAATAGCGTGCCATTATCTCTTCTTCTTCCCTGCTGGGGTTTTCCTGAACGCTACTGCCATTTTCTTTAGGTTGATCTTATTGGACCTGGCGTATCTGAATCTTGGCTTCTTGGAATTCGCTTTAACAAACTTGTTCCAGGCGCTTAGTTTACGCCTGGTCTTTTTTGGTTTAGGATTACCAGGTTCATAAGCTCTCCTGGCTGTTTCACGAACCATACCTTTCCTGGTTCCACACTCTGGACAATACTTCATGGGCATTAACTTACCTGCTTCCCTTCCATAACAACTGTCATTTTACCAGTTGGACCAGTTGCTTGGACTTTCATGCCTGTGTTTGGTGGAATCGTATAGTATAGATTAGGGAATTGAGGCCCTACTCCAGCATCAAGGATCAAGAACTTGGACACATGGAGCGCTTCGCCATTACCCTGGATACTCCAGGACAAAGCGTCACCTGCAGAACATCCGCTATAATCGAAAGAGACGTTAGTGACAACGCTGTAGAAACGATTTGGTGAGATAAAGTCTAACAGAGTTGTGACCCCTGCAGTTAGATCCTCTTGTCCGCTCCAGGCAAATACGTGATCCCCAAAGAAGTTCAGAGTAGGCCCCGTCGAAAGTGTCATACAACTGTGCCTGCTAAAAATACATTGCCCGAAAAACTAGCCTGACAACCCCATAAAACCTCAACGTTGGTATAAGGAGGGATTAATATATTATACTTCCATGGGAGAAACTCAAGGCCACCTTTGGCATCAAGAACAACTATGCTGTTATAATTCATTCTAAAATAAATATCAGAACCGCCAGTACTATTGTCGTTAAAATCTAATGTGGCAATAATAGCTTTGGCGCCCGTGGTAAAATTAAGCATAGTACTATCGGGTGCACCAGTACCTGCATTAGGAATTAAACCCGAAGCAGCGTAAACGTGATTGCCTACATAATTTAATTCTAAACCTGCACCAGCTACAACATTACTACCAGCATACGGGATGCCTTCTGGCATTGTTTACTCGAACGTGATTGTACAGCTTGAATCGATTGTAGCGTTAGTTGTTACTGCTACCTGAATATCCAAAGTGTTTCCAGATGTTACACCCAGGGCGGTCTTTTCCTGGACAACACAGTTTGCTACTCCAGTTCCACCACTTGCGGCTTGTGCGATTGCTGGACCCATAAAGGTTGCATCTCCTTCCTGGAGTGCTGTACCCGTTAATTTGAATCCTGAACAGAAGTCTGCTCCAGTT